CGAGATGCTATCAGAACTGAATGTGATAGATTAGAAACTGCTATTGCAGGAGTAACAACTGTAGAAGCATTAATAGAGGTAATGAATTCTCAAGACTGGGGTGAATAATTGGCAACTCAACGAGTTCAATTTGGTGAATGGTTACCTGACCAACCATCTATCGCAGGACAAATGATAGATGTTAATAATGTCGTTCCACAGGCGATTGGTTATGGTGCTATTGCAAGTGCTGTAGATTTATCTAACAGTGCAGGTGAAACTTTAACATCTGTATTTGCAGGTAAGTTTAATACAACTACACAGTTATTTGCAGGTGGAGCAACCAAACTATTTCTATACGATGGTGCAACTAAAAACCTAAACAATGTATCTAAGTCAGGTAATTATTCAGGTTCAAGCATATGGCGATTTGCACAGTTTGGTAATGTGGTATTAGCAGTAAATAACACCAATAAAGTTCAAGCATGGACTGTAGGTTCATCTAGTAACTTTGCTGATGTAGATGTTAACGCACCTGTTGCTAAATTTATTACAGTGGTTCGTGACTTTGTAGTGACTGCTAACCTAGACGGAGGAACAAATCCTAACAAGGTTCAATGGTCAGACATTAATGACGAAACAACATGGGTATCAGGAACAACCTCGCAATCTGATTATCAAATCATTCCTGATGGCGGTAACATTACTGGAATCACTGGTGGCGAGTTTGGGTTAATATTCTCAGAACGCTCAGTGACTAGAATGTCATACATTGGTTCACCATTATTTTTCCAGTTCGACACCATATCAAGAGGATTGGGTTGTATCTCTACAGGTTCAGTAGCACAATACGGAAACATCTCTTACTTCTTATCAGATGATGGTTTCTATTCATGTGATGGTAATTCAGTCAGAGGAATTGGCACAGAAAAGATAGACAGATACTTCTTTAAGAACGCAGACTTAAGTCAGTTTGATTCTATCTCTAGTGCAGTAGACCCTGTAAGAAACATTGTGGCATGGAACTATCCTAACACCTCAGGTGGTCGTTCACTGCTTATTTATAACTGGCAGTTAGACAAATGGTCTAAATCTGATTCTACTTCTGTAGACTATATTGCATCTCTAGCAACATCAGGTGTCACACTAGAAGGTTTAGATGTATTCGGCACAATGGATTCATTACCTGCATCACTAGACTCAAGAGAATGGGTCGGTGGTAAGTTACTCTTTGGTGGAGTAGATGGTGAAAAGATTGTCACATTTACTGGAACAAATATGACTGCTAAATTAGTGACTGGTGACCTAGAAGTAGGATTTAACAGTTGTGCTAACTTAGTCAGACCACAAATACAAGATGGTTCATCTACAGTGAGAATTGCATCACGCAAAGAACTAGACGATATTATTACCTTTGGTTCATCTGTTACAACCTCATCTGAAGGTCGAGCAGGTGTAAGAAGTTTTGGTCGTTATCATCGTGTAGAAGTTAATCCTACTGGTAACTGGACACACGCAATAGGAGTGGATGTAGACATCGTTCCTAGAGGAATTCGATAATGTTTAGAGTCTTACCTTATCAAGGTGGAACACCTCGTGAAATATCAGAAGTCGTAAACAATGCGATGAATGGTAAAACAAACAATCATGGCACAATAACTCTAAATACAAGTTGGGCAACAACAACCACATTGTATGATGAAAGAATAGGTTTTGATTCTAAAATTATCATATTACCTGACAGTGCATCTGCTCAAACTTCTGCTATCCCTTATGGTGAGATAAACTCAACGACAGGACAAACTGCACCATCTACTGGAACAACAGCAGTTGTAGAGTTTGATAATATTACACAAAATAATGGTATCTACCAAGACGGAACAAACGATTCTAGAATCTATGTTAGAGATGCAGGTGTTTACAATGTTATGTATTCACTACAGTTAATTAATACAACCAATGATGGTCAATACGCAGATGTTTGGTTTCGCATCAACGGAACTGATGTAGCAGACTCTGCAAGTCGATTTGGGTTACCTGCTCGTAAATCTAGTGGTGACCCATCTGAACTGATTGGTGCTATGAATATATTTCTAACACTAGATGCAGACGACTATATAGAAGTTGCAGGTGGTGTATCAGATGTTGGTGTAGAATTATGGTATGACACTGCAAAAACAACACCTTTTGTTAGACCTGCAATACCATCTGTGATACTAACTTTAAATGCTGTATCAGGTGGAAGTTTAAGTAATGTGTATGTTTCTGCTCAACAAAAAGGNCAAGCAACCATCACACACTTTGCTAACAACACATCGAACAAGACATATGGGTATGTTATTATAGGGTAATGGAAAAAAATTTATTTATAGTCCCTACTGAACACGTCCATCAATTTTGGCATTTAGCAGAAAAATATTTACAACAAGCAATAGATACAGGCAATGGTGAATTTACAATTGACCAATTACGTCAATTTGTATCTCAAGGTAATTCTACATTATTGTTAGTGCTTGATGAAACATATAAATGCTATTGCGCATTTACAGTGCAATGGGTGAATTATCCTAATGATCGAGTTGCTTATATTACCTATATAGGTGGTATAACTAACAAAAAATGTTGGGATCAATTTGTTGACTGGGTAAGAAACAATGGTGGCACTCGAATACAGGGTAGCACATCAAAACAATCAATCGTCAGATTATGGCGAATCAAATGGGGTATGCAACCTAAATATACTTTAATGGAGTTAAAATTATGAGTCGTTTTTACGGAACAGAGTATTTTGCAGAGTTTGATGGAAATCAATCTATCGATAATGGCAAAATGGGTAGAAAATTATTTAAAGGTGGTGGAGGTGGCAGTAGTCAGCAAACCACTCAACAACAGTTAGATCCTACTGTTCGTCCCTTCGTTGAGTATGGACTCCAGGAATCAAAGGCACTCTATCAAACACCAGGTCCTAATTACTATCCATACCAAACATATGTTAGTCCATCACAACAAACTCAACAAGCGTTACAATCTGCTCAAAATAGAGCATTGCAAGGTTCTCCATTAGTTACTGGCGCACAACAACAATTAGGGCAAACAATTCAAGGTCAAAGACTCGGTTTAAATCCATACTTTAGTCAAGCATTAACAGGCGCAGGTAAAGTTGCAACTACACAGTTCCAAGATGCTCTTAAAAACATTGCATCACAGTCATCACAAGCAGGTCGTTATGGATCAGGTGCTATGTCTGACTTACAATCTCGTGCATCACAAAACTTAGCAGATACATTAGTTAATAAAGCAGGGGAACTCGCATATACTAATTTCGCTACGGAACGTAACCTGCAAGAACAAGCATTACGAGATGCTCCTGCACTTGCTCAAGCAGATTATGCAGACATTCAGCAATTATTAAACGTAGGTCAGACCGCAGAAGATTATCAACGTCAAGCATTAGAAGCAGATATTGCTAGATACGAATATGGTGAAAACTTACCATATACCAAACTACAAAACTTCTTATCTGCTAGTTATGGCGCACCTATGGGTCAAGTCTCTACAACAACTTCATCAGGAGGTGGTAAGTAATGTGGAATTTTATCGTTCCTGCCATAGTCGGAGCAGGCATATCAATGCTACAAAACAGAGATCCAATACAAGGCGCACTTATCGGAGGAGCAACAGGCGGATTACTTGGAGGTGGTTTTGAAGGATTTGGTTCAGCAATTCCATCAGCAGGTGCTAGTGCAGGCACTCCCACTTTAGGTGGTTTAACATTATCAGGCGCATCTACCGCAGGCGCAGGGGCAGGAGCAAGCGCATTAACAGCAGGAGGTGCAGGTATTGCTACATCTACACCACAAACAGCAGGTGGTTATTCTAGTTTATTAGGTGGTGACACAATGCTACAACCAAATAATATTGGTATGGGCGGAGTAACATCATCTTTAAATACAGCACCAACAGCAGGACCAACACTAGGAGCAGTGCAAGGATCTGCGCCAGGTATTGACTTTCCTGACTACACACCAATTGCCGAACCACAAGCAGGCGGTTATGTATATTCTCCTCAAGAATTAGAAGAGTTAGAGAATTTATCTTTATTTGGACCATTAACAGGTGGTGCTGAAGATGCAGTTCAAGATACTAGCGTTTTAGATAAAATTACAGACACAACAGGTCTTGAGAAAAAAGATTTAACATTGCTAGGTATTAATCAATTTGCTCAACTTGGTGATGTAAAAGAAAACAAACCTGGTGTAGTTCAATTGCCTGATATTAAGAAAAAAGAACCAAAAATAGGCAAACCAGTAACAACTAATGTTGCACAAAGAAGAATTAGACCAACATTTTATTCAGCATAGGATATAGCATGGCAAACAATTTTATGAAAGATATTTTAGGTTTTGGAATACCTGATGTATATGGTGGTATTCTAACACAAGACCAATTAAACCAACTAAGCGATCAAGCAACAAAACGTGGCATTAGTATGGGTTTGCTTGACTTTATCACTACACCTAAAAATCAAGGTTTTGGAACAATTACACCTTATATTGGTAAAGCAGTAGGTAGTGGTTTGCAAGCATATCAGGGTGGGTTAGATGCAGGTCTTTCCGGTGCAATAAAAGCAAAAGCATTAGAGACAGACGATGCTCCTAAATTT